GTTCAGGCTTGCCGGTGTTGGGGTCCGCGATGTACACTTTCCCTCTTGCGCCATGCATAGTGCGTGCGGGCATGTTGATTACTCCTTCTTACTGCACCAGATTACTGGTTGTGGATTCGAGATAAGCTACGGCTGACAACAGGTTTTCTTTGTTGTCTCTAAAGAGACCGATTGCGGTGTTGCAACGGCCACAAAGAAGTCCTCGAAAGGCGCCCGTTGTGTGATCGTGGTCTACGTTTGGCGGTGCCATCATGTCTCCACAGATCTTGCAATTTCCCTGCTGTCGTTCTAGCTCTTGATTGAAAAACTCGATCGTAATTCCGTACTTCTTGAGCTTCAAGGCAAGGGCCTTCGTAGGATTCTTGGCTCGCCATTCTCGAACGTATTCGGTGGACTTTGGAGCAAGACCTTTCTTGAGTTTCTCGCGACGCTTTTGATTGACCGTGTCTCGGTTCTGTTCGTAATAAGCCTTCGCCCGAGCCTTAGCCTTTTCTCTGTTGGCCTGATAATACTCGGGAGAAGACACTTACTGATCCTTAGGCCGACTGCTCGACGGCAGAAACGAGGAAGTCGATCTTGATGAAATCGATTGCGGTGGCGAGCTTGATTTCGACAGAAACCAGCATCGCGTTGCCGCGGATCTTGATTGACAGGTTCTTCCAGCCCTTTTCAGCGCCGTCCGAAGGAGCAATCAGCTTCAGGCGGAGCATGTCTGCCAGAACACCTTCAGCGAAGGCGCGGGCGATAGGAGCGCTGACATCAGCGACCGACTGGCCGACGAACGCGGTCTCCATTCGCTGGGCCATGGTAAGGCTGACGGTGTCGGCAGCGTACACGGCCTGAATCGAATTGAAGACAAAGTTGTTGTCCTTGCCGTACGTGGTCTGGTCCGAGACGAAGATGAATCCACCGGTACGAGCGGGAACCGCAGTGAGCAGACCCGCCTTGAGGGCCTGTTCAACCTGCGAGTCAGACTTGTAGTTGAAGTCGGCCGACCGAGAAAGGATACCAACGGTGTTGATGCCCTTGTACTCGATGTTCCGGTAGAACCCGGCAGCCTGCATTGCAGCGGCGATGACAGCGCCCATCCAAGGAAGGAAGGTCACGACACCGTTGCTGCTGTTTTGACGGAAGTCTTGGAACGTCATCGACGAACGAAGACTTGCAATGTTCGCAGACGTGTTCTTTGCGGTCGGGAAGTCCGAGGCGATCGACAAGAACGCTTGACGGTTGCGACGACGCTTCAGGGTGCTCAGTGCGAGCACGTGGCTACGAGCGGCGGCGTGGATCGAGGCGATTGTATAGGTCGACGAAGCGTCCGTCAGACCGTCGACGATATCGGCCGCTGCGTTGCGGCTGAAGAGCGGGACAAGGAAGTTGCCCTGTACACTTTCCAGTGCAGTCATCGCAGCGGTGAACTGCGCGTCGGTCGTTCCGCCACGAGTACCGCCCGACAAGAACTGCTGGATGGCCATGACATCAGGCAATCCCGAAGCAGCCTGAGCGGCGGGGTTGTTGACCTGCACGAGTGCCGATCCACCGTTGACGACATCGAAGAACGAGTAGGCGTCAACCTTGATGCGGCCCGGAGTCGAGGCATGCTGGCCGCAGATTCCGACGGCGGTCACGTTGTCAAGTGCCGCAAGAGGAAGCTGGCCGAGCGAAGCGGTGCCAACGGTAGCGGTGTAGCCCGGCTGGCTGGCGATGTAGTCTACCATTGCCTGAATCGAGGCGTAGTCAGCCAGAGTCAGCGACAAGTTCGCACCCGAGCCGCCAGTGACGGTTGTGGTGAGAGCCGTGTCGGTCAGGGTCATGACAGCGGTCGTACCGGCGTAGCCGATCTTCAGAGCGATGTCGCCACCGGCAGTGAAGGACTCGGACGACAGCGTCGAAGTGCGGTTCACGTCAAGCTGGACCTGATATTCGGCCACCGAGCCAAGGACCGTCGGAACCGCAGCCGTGCTAATCCAAGTTACAGGAGTCGTGGTACCAAGAACGTACGCGGTACGCGAAAGCAGGTCCGCCGCGGTGGTCAGTTCAGCAATTTCGAGCGACTTGCCG